ACCATCATATTAAAGAAGTATCAGCCAGCGTGTATATTTTGCGGCCAGGCTAAAGGGGTTAGAAATCTAAAAGGGAAAAATATTTGTCCGACGTGTCTTGATGAAATGGCCAAACTAGTATAAGGGGGATAATATGAATTGTTTTATGTGTGAGGGATCCGGTAAAGCGTCGTCAATTGGAGAAGAAAAAGATTGTCCAAGGTGCAATGGATCAGGAATCGCACCACTATATATGACCGTTGACGAATTGAAAAAAGAAGGGGAAACAGTAGTGAGCTTGGAGTGCGAAACTAAAGATTGCCGGTACAAAATTGAAAAGGGCGCAATGAAAGACGTTATTTTTCAACTCTGTATGGACGGCGGAAGCTTTTCAATGACTGACGAAGGCGTATATAATTCATGGTGCCCGATTTGCGAAAAAGATCATTTAGTCATGTCGGAAAACTAAAAAATACCCAATGTTGCATTAACACACAACATTGGGTACAATTCTAATTAGAAATAGTTATCAGGTTTAATGGGATTATGCTAAATAAGCAACCCACAAAATATATAATAATAATCGTCAGCAAAAGGGCACGTAAAAAATACGTGTCCTTTTGCGTTGGCTGAGATTTTAATAAAGTTATTGCATACCACTGATACTACCCAGGACAAACCGGATAAGACTTTTATAGTCTTCGGGCATAACTTGTTGTAATTGGACACCCCATGTAAAGATCATTTGTTTGTTTGAGTAGTAGACTGACTCAAATAGCGGCCCCAGGATAAAAGTGTTTGTGATCTGAACGTCACCAAGACTATAGCAGAGTCTTGCAAAGCCCTTATAATCAAGACGCAAAGAGTAGACCTTGAAACGTGCGACCTCATCATAAGAGAGAGTAACTTTAGTTTTATAATCACCTTTTGATTTTTTCAGTAAGTAAGCGAATATGATTGCCTGGTTAGGATTTAATGAAAGGTTAAGTTCATTAGAACCGCGCGTCTCTATATGTTTATAGTTTATATTTGTCATATCAATACCCCTTCCTACTATGTTATTTCATTATATGATATATAGCCCAGTAATGACATGTCACTTTTATGTCACTATAGGAAGGGAAAAAACGTGTTAATATGATATTGTAAGAAGCTTAAAGCTCCTTACTCAAACCCCCTAAGCACCGGTTACAAAATGTACCCGGTGTTTTTATTTGGAAAAGGTGATCTTATGAGAAAACATGAAACGCGCATAAAGTTTAAGTATGGGAAAATAGTATGTTGCTCACAAACGAAGTGCCTCAGCTGCAAAGACTATAATAGTTGTGAGGAAATAGACGTCTTTATAAAATCGGGGGTCGAAGACATTGTGGAGGTTATGCGTAACAGATCATATCACAGAAAGAATGGAAGGATCAAACAAAACAAACATGGCTAGCACTTGAGCAGCAGCATATAGGAAGTAGCGTTCGAGTGCTGCTGCTTGAGTTTATTTATGAGGTGGTATTAATGAGCATGCGGAAAGTCTTGATAGAGAAGCTTGAAAATGACAAGTACAATGTATATATGGTACATGGAAATAAGAATACCAAGAGCATTATGTATCGCGGGATCACCAAAGCCAAGGTTAAAAGAGAAATAGGCAACCTAATATAAAAAGCTTGCGAATAGCGGCAACTAGATAAATTTATTCAATGGATTTTATTAAACATAACAAGGGAATGCCTGTATCAACTCAGAAAAAAAGGAGAAATATAGATATTCCAACGATTGCAGAGCAAACAACCAAGAGAAGGCTAAAGCCTTCTCTTTTGTTTTGTTTTATAAAGGAAAGTACCAGGAGGGCTAAATGATAAGCTACACAATCTCTATGATCGTATTTCTAATTACTGCTAGATTTTATAATCATAACCCTGTGGCGTACGTTTGCGGTACTATATGGGTCAGCACAACACATATAATTTTGAGTATCCAGGAACTAAAAGGAAAAAAGAAAAAATAGATTGGGGTAAACAATGGCCAACTCAATGGAACCTATAAAAGATATAAATATAATAGAAGATATCGCGGATTTTTTGAGAGCGGATTCCCCAAAACACGGTGAACGGAATCGCGTCATGTGGTTAATGGGAATCTATTTTGGGTTAAGGATATCAAAGCTTTTAGAGCTAAAGGTCCGTGATGTTAGAAACAAAGACATAGTGTATCTAAGAGGGAACAAAAGAAATAAAGAAAGAAAACTGACTATTAATGACGAACTGAAAGAGATCATTAATGAGTACATCAAAGACAAGAAAGATTATGAATATCTTTTTCCATCCCAAAAGGATCCTAACAAACCGGTCGGCCGGGGTCAATGCTGGCGAAAGTTTAGCCAAGCGGGCGCAGCCTTCAACATTGAAAAGGTTGGAACCCATACCCTAAGAAAAACTTATGGATATATCATTTATATAGAATCAGGGAAAGACGCGGTAGCAGTTAAAGAAGCACTTAATCTTTCATCGGTGGACACAGCCTTGAGATACATAGGTATTATTAGAGATCAATCCAATCAGATCATGAGCAATATGAGGTTATTATCAAAATAGAACCAAGGGGGAATGAACATGTCATATTTATCAAATGATGATTTAGTAAGTGAATACGCGGGAAAGACAATATTTCGTATTGAAGATTTAGCGTTGTTGTATGAAGCAATTGCAATGAATTTATTACTAGTCCAGAAGGAACAACGGGAAGGCATAAACACAGATGTGATATTTGAGTACATAATGAATCATGAATTTGTAATAGGCGGCATTGAGACACCAAACAGCTTTGCAAATAGAGTATTTGTGTATTTTCATGCTTTCGAGAAAATCATATTAGAAAGTAAGTAATTCGTTAACTCATATTTATTTAGGCAAAAATGTAACAAAAAACAACAGCGTTACATTACACGTGCAAATTTTAGACATATATAGTAAGAAGAAAGACGAAAAAATAAAATGTAACAGAATATATATGTCTGTTATATTTCTTGAGATTGGAGGCAATACAAAAGTGTACATAGAGAAGAGTATTTATTTTATTGCATACAAGGTTTCATCATCCAGCTACAGACATCACGTAATGATTGAAGTACTAAGAGATTACTTAAAAGACTTTGGAGAAATAAGATTTTTCAACTTTGATGTTAAAGATTCAATCAGAGGCAAGCACAATCTATTGATAAGCCTAGAAAGCAAGGAAACATTAGATGAAAAGAGAAAGCAAATAATAGAGCAAATATGGAGGGCTTTTATTGACAACTATGACAGGCCCAACCCTTATTATAGTCCTTCTCACGAAGGTCCAAAGTTCTTATGGACCGAATTGGTCGCCGTAAAAAAAGTAGGTTCTTTGGCAGAATATAAAGACTCTGCGGGTAAATGACGCCCGGGATTTTTTCAGTTAAAAAAATATTTTCATTGGCGTTATCGTTTACGGAGGTGAAAAAATGGCGCATTACAAATCAGATCAAGCGGATTCCATCACGGTTCCTTCCAAAACTTTAGAAAAAGTGTTAGGTGTAAATAGTAGTCGTATAAGACAGCTAACCTCAGAAGGGCTTCTGACAAAATCTACACATGGAAGGTATAACCTAATTGATTCTATGACCAGGTATGTTGCACACTTAAAGACAAATAATGAAATCAAGAATAGTGATGATAAAAAGAAAGAAATTGACTATGAGACCGAAAAGGCTAAACATGAAAAGGCCAAACGAGAAAAAACCGAAATCGAATTGGATCTCATGAAAAACAATGTCCATGAGGCAAAGGTCGTTGAGGATGTTATGAAAGGTTTTGTGTATAATCTCAGAGCCAAGATCCTGGCCATTCCTTCAACAATGGCGCCAAAGGTTGCAGCTGAAAACGATGTGGCCATAATTAGTGATCTATTAAAGGAATCGTGTCACCAGGCATTAATAGAAGTTGCTGACTATAAGCCGGGAAACTTTAAAAGTGAGAAATATACTGAGGTGATTAAAAGTGAGTAGTGTTGAGAGTTATGTTAAAACCCTCAATTTATTTTCTATGATAGCGAAGGCAGCTGCACCACCACCTAATATAACAGTTACAGAGTGGGCCGAGGAAAACAGAGTATTATCCAAAGAAGCGTCGGCCGAGCCTGGAAAGTATAGAGTTACAAGAGCTCCATATCAGGAAGAAATCCAAAATACAATAACGGACCCTAAAGTAACACATGTAATATTAATGACAAGTGCGCAGATCGGAAAAACTGAGATCATGAATAATGCTATAGGTTATTCGATCGACATTGATCCATGTCCTATGCTGGTCGTTATGCCAACCGAAGCACTGGCCAAAACGTGGAGTAAAAAAAGATTATCTCCAATGTTGAGAGACACACCAATATTACAAGGAAAAGTAGCTGAGGCGAAATCTCGTGATGGTGAAAACACTATACTTGAAAAGTCTTTCCCTGGTGGATATATAGCAATGGTTGGGGCTAACTCTCCGGTCGGGTTATCGTCAAGACCGATCAAAAAGATCTTTGCTGATGAGGTGGACAGATTCCCCGCCTCAGCTGGTGACGAAGGTGATCCGATTTCTTTAGCCGAAAAGAGAGCGGCTACCTTTTGGGACTATAAATGTATATATGTATCGACACCAACGCAAAGGGGTTTATCCAGGATCGAGAAGGAATATAATGAATCATCAATGGATAAATGGAATGTACCATGTCCGATGTGTGGCAGATATCAGCAATATGAATGGGATAGAATTAGCTTTAAAACTGTTCGTATGTCATGCAAGTTCTGTCGTGAGGACTTCACGAAATACGAGTGGATGAAGGGCCAGGGCAAATGGATATCAGAACACCCGGAGAGGAAAGCCAAAAGAGGTTTTTCACTTAACGCCCTGGCTAGTCCGTGGGAATCTTGGGAGAAGATCATTGACAAGTTTCTAAGCGCGAAGGAAAAAGGCAAAGAAGCTTTAAAGACGTTTGTTAATACTTACCTTGGGGAGACCTGGGAGGATGAAATAGGTGATACGTTGGATCCTGATAGACTCATGTTGCGACGAGAGGAATATCATTCAGAGGTACCGGAAGGAGTTTTGCTTTTAACGGCTGGTGTTGACGTTCAGGACAACAGACTTGAGCTTGAGATTGTTGGTTGGGGCAAAAACAAGGAATCCTGGGGGATCTATTATAAACAGATTTACGGAGATCCAAAAAGACCGGAGGTGTGGCAATCTCTGGATACTTATCTAAATAAAACATATGAGTTGCCTAGCGGTAAGAAAATCCCCATTGCGTCGACGTGTATTGACTCGGGTTATATTCCTGATAATGTTTACAAATTTACCCGGCCGCGAGAGCATAAAAGAGTTTATGCGATCAAGGGAAAGGGGGGCCCTAAGATAGATCATATAGGAAACCACAAGAGAAATAACCGGTATAATGCAGCTCTTTTCTCTATTGGCGTTGATATTGGGAAAGATATATTATTTTCTAATCTGAAACAACCTCCTCCGGAGGATTCACAACCCTATCCGCCTGGATATTGTCATTTCCCATTAGAAAGAAACCTGGTTTTTAACCGAGGTTACGATCAAAAGTATTTTGAAAGCTTGTGTTCTGAAAAGAAGATCATAAAATACAAGCAAGGAGAATCCTATACAGCTTGGGTGAAAACAAGGACACGGAACGAAGGTTGGGACATTAGAAACTATAATATTGCAGCCCTTGAAATATTAAATCCTAATTTTGAGCAAATTGAAAGAAGCTTGGAAAGGTTAAAGGGTAGTCAATCAGGAGGTGGCGCAAAGAATGTAAGAAGGAAAAAGAAGGGCCGTAAGGTTCATTCATCAGGTATTTAGGAGGTGAGCATTATTAGCAATATAAGTTATCAAACAGCTATAAGAATGCGTGATAGTTGGATGAATGCGGAAATGGCTGTACAAAATGGACAGTCCTATAGCATTGGTAACAGATCGCTTACAAAGGCAAATCTATCTGATATTAGAGAAGCGATTCAATACTGGGATAGGCAAGCAACCAAAGCCCAAAGAAAACAGAAAGGGAGAGGATCTGCAAGAATAAAATTTGTAGTCCCAATGGATTAGAATATGAATGTAATTGACAAAGCCATATCAATATTTGATCCTCAAACAGCACTCAAGAGACAAGTTGCTAGAGCGAAATTAGACATTATAGCTAAAGGTTATTCACAACATGGAGCCTCAAGGACCGATAAAGCTTTGAAAGAATGGCCGACAGACTCAGGCAATGTTGACGAGGATATTCATGATAATTTAGATATCCTAGTTAAGAGATCACGTGATCTCTATTATGGGGCTAATATTGGAACTGGTGCCATAAAGAGCACAAGGACCAACGTAATTGGATCCGGATTGAAATGTAAACCAAAGATTGATAAAACGGTGTTGAATTTAACTGATGAAGAAGCATTGAAATGGAATGAGAAAACTGAAAAAGAGTTTGCCTTGTGGGGCGATTCAGTACACTGTGACGCTCAGCGAATGAACAATTTCGGAGAAATTCAACAACTTGCTTTTGTAACATGGTTAGTTGAGGGTGATACTTTCGCGTTATTGCCTTACATCCCAAGAAAACAACTACCTTATGATCTAAGAGTACAACTAATAGAACCAAGCCGAGTGAGCAACCCGAGCTTTATAGGCCGTGGAGGTAAAGACAAAAATGTAAAACGTGGTGTTATCCGCGGGAAGCATGGCGAGGTAGTAGCTTATTACATTGCTAACAGAGAAGGCGAAGGCTACGACAGGACCATTAAACATAAGAAAATATGGAAATACGGTAAGGAATCCGGAAGAACTAACGTCGTGCATGCGATGGAGTCCGAAAGAGTTGGACAGGTTCGAGGGCTTCCTTTTTTAACGCCTGTAATTAAAAGTATCAAGCAACTTACCAGGTACACCAATGCAGAGATCACAGCTGCGGTTATTGCGGCTTATTTCACTGTCTTTATAGAAAATAAGTCGATGGATAGTGGAGGAGCTCTTGGAAGTGAAGGTGGAAACGGTGAGTTTTACGAAGAAGCAGACCAAGACACTGGTGACAATTCAAGCGAACAAGCAGAATATAAACTTGGATCAGGGGCCATTATTGAGCTAGAAGAAGGGCAGACGGTTAAAGATGTGAATCCAGGAAGACAGAATTCAAGCTTTGACGCTTTTATAAAGTCAATGTGCAACCAAATTGGTGCAGCTCTTGAGATTCCATCTGATATTCTGCTAAAAGCCTTTAATAAATCTTATTCAGCTTCTAGGGCTGCAATGTTAGAAGCTTGGAAAATGTATAAAATGCGCAGAACCTGGATGGCAAATGATTTTTGTCAACCAATCTATGAGGAGTTTTTAACTGAGGCGATCACCAAAGGGAGAATCAAGGCACCAGGATTCTTTAGGGATCCGCTGATTAGAAAGGCTTATTGTAATGCTGAATGGATTGGTCCATCACCTGGACAAATTGATCCAGTTAAGGAAGTTAACGCAGCAATAAAAAGGGTTGATAATGGATTCACTACAAGGGAACAAGAGACAACGGCCCTCAATGGTGGAAGCTTTAGAGACAATATAGAAGCTGCAAAATGGGAAACGCAGCAAATGAAAGAATCAGGACTCAAGGAGGAAGTTAATGCCGAAAAAGTTTTGGGAAATTAGAAACAGCGCAACTGACGAAAACGTTGGAGAGGTTTTAATCTATGGACCATTGGCGAATCAGACATGGTGGAATGACGAAGTGACACCGGTCGCGTTTAATAATGATCTTGACGAACTTGGCGCTAAGAATGAATTACATGTAAGGATTAATAGCTATGGTGGTGACGTGTTTGCCGGTCATGCTATACATAATTCAATTAAGAACTACAAGAGGAAACATGAAGCCGAGATAAAGATATTCATAGATGGGATAGCAGCTTCCGCCGCTTCTACAGTTGCTATGGCTGGTGACGTTATAGTAATGCCAGCTAACACAATGATGATGATTCATGATCCAATGATTGGCCTTTGTGGATATGTCAACAAAGATGAGTTATTGAAGTATATCGACATTTTGGATCCTATTAAGGAGTCTATAATTGCTGCATATCATGAAAAGACCGGTAATGATAAAAGCGAAATAGACAGCGATATGAGCAAGGAAACATGGATGACAGCAGAACAGGCCATAGAAAAGGGCTATGCTGATGTTATGTCTGACGAGATTGATCTTGATATTGAAATGAACAATCAAAATATCATATCAATCAATAATGTTGAATTAGATTGTAGGCGGTTTGTAAACATGCCAACGCAATTTAAGAATATAGCCAAGAAACCAAAAGTTTCAAATGTACAAGGTAAAAAAGAGGAGGCACCAATGAAACCTGATGAAATCAAAAACAAACACAGCGAGAGTTATTCTGCGATTGTTAACGATGCAGCAAAAGCGGAAAGAGAAAGAATCAAAGAAATCCAGGATCTAGCATTACCAGGTAACGAGGAACTTGTTAAAAATGCCATTGATAGTGGCATGGCAGCTGGTGAGTTTGCAATTGCTCAGACAAGAGCTGAGAAGATTGCTAATGAGTCTATTGCTGAGAAGGTTAAGAACGACGCTGAAAAAGTGAGTGTGAATCCGGCCGGGGATGATGAGATCACTGAGGACGAAAAGGAAGATTTTGAGGCTAAGAATATGGCCGATTATATGAACGGTAAAAAGTAGGAGGTGCTTTATGAATTCAACATATGTAAAGGCAAGTAATTTTATTGCCAATACTACCCCAAGACCAATCACTAAAGGGGTACTAGTTAAGATGGGTCAAGGCCAGTTAACACAAGGTACAGTTCTTGGCAAAGAAACAAGCTCAGGTTTATGTGTCAAAGTTGATAAAATCTTAAATACTGGTGCTGAAAAGGCTTATTGTGTTTTAGGAAATGATATTGATACAGATCAAGGCGAAAATGTACTTGCTACTGGATATATGACAGGATCATTCTTTAAAGATGCTTTAGTATTCGGAGGCGAAAGCACGCTAGCAGATCATGAAGACGAGTTAAGAGATTATCAAATATTCGCAGTATAGGAGGGAAATATATGCCATTAAGAACAAGAAAATTATTAAAAGCAATTAATTTAAGAAAAAGACCTGGTACTTTTTTAAGAGACACATTTTTCGATGATGATGTTTTTCACAATACAACAGACATAGAGATCCACACAAGCAGAGCAAAAAGAAAAAAAGCTCCTTTTGTATCACCGGTTAAAGGTGGCAAGGTCATGTCTCGTGAAGGTCATACAAGAAACATTTTATCTCTACCTAAAATTGCACCTGAGAGAATTACTACTATTGACGATATTGAATCATTAAGAGCTGGTGAAAGTGAGTATTCATCAATCAGCGTTGAAGAAAAGCAAGATCAAATTGCAGCTGATGACATGGTGTTCATGGATGATGCAATCACCCGAACAGAAGAATGGATGGTAAGAGAGATCTTGCTTAATAAAGAAGTGACGATCAAGGGAGACGATTTTTCAAGAAACATCAAGTTTGATGAAAATGACACGCTAGCTTTATCGGGTACCGAGTTATTTTCACACCAAGACTGTGATCCACTAGCACTTCTCAAGGAGCAACAAAGACTTGTGTTAAAGGCGTCAGGTGAAAAGCCTAGATTATTTGTTATGGATTCAGAAGCTGGGGACGCTTTTATTTCAAATGTAAAAGTAAAAGAAGCGTTCGACTCGAAACACATTAAGCTTGGTAGTATTGAGCCAACTTTAGTAGACAATAATATAACATTCATTGGTAAGATTGTAGCCTTAGGCATAGAAGTTTATACTTATGACGAAATGTTTGAAGATGAAAATGGCGACGATGTGGCATATTTACCAAAGGGGACATGTATCTTAGGTAATAAGAATACAGGGAAGATGAATTATGCAGCAGTCAAGCAGTTAGAAAACAAAAAATGGGTTTCGATTCCTGGTCGAAGGGTACCGAAACACATTGTAAATGAGGAAGATGAAATCGAAAAGTTAAGATTATCAGCGCGTCCACTTCCAGTACCAATGGATACAAAAAGCTGGAGAACTATGAAAGTTTTATAGGGGGATAAGTATATGAAAGTAGAAGTTACAGGTTATGAAGTAAGACATAATGGTAAGACGTACAAAAGAGGCGATATTATACCTAATAATCAGTTAGGCAAAGAAGCTGGACAAAGATTGATAGAATTAGGTGTGGCAATAAGATGTAATAATGAGGACGAAAATAACCAGGACAATACACCGCCAGAAGATTCGCCAATGAATACGAACGAGGGCGAAACAACGTCGGGGGAGAGTGACAACACTACACCCAGCAATGAGCCGAAAGAAACTCAAGTTTCTGATGGGGAAGAAGAATAGGAGGGAAAACTCTTATTATGTTTAAGGACATGTTAGAATCGGATCTTGATGTTTTCTTTAATATCGACGAGTTTGCAGAGAAGGCAAAGATTGAAAATTTAGAAGTTCCTATTATTAGTTTGAGCGAGGAACTTAAAGAGCTTCAACTTAAAGAAGGCGAAGGCCTTTACAGAGTTAAAGCTCTTTTTTGTGTCCGGGCTTCATCCTTACCAAGACAACCGGCCATTAATAAAACAATGAACTTTAATGGTGATCGCTATACCGTTATGAACTCAGTTGCTGAGGGTGGCACCTACACAGTAACGCTGGGAGTAAAAAGACAATGATAGACAGTCGAGAGCTACGGATTGTTGAGAATAGACTCGGGGCCATGAGAAGAAAGGCCCCGGGGATCATGGCGCAAGCCATCAACAGGGCGACCGTTACATTTAACAAAGTAATCTCTAAGGAGACTAGAAAAGAGTATCACATTAAAGCACGTGATATTAAGAAAACGATCACAGTCACAAAGGCCAGTAGATACTCTCTAGGTGCCGTTATCGAGAGTAAAGGCGGCCGTGAATCTATTAGAGTTTTCAAGGCTAGCCCAACAAGACAAACCACAAGGCGCAGCACTGTAAAAGTAGCCGTTAAAAGAGACGGCACGAAGCAGCTCTTGCATGCCTTTGTCGTTGATCGGTTAGGCAGTCATATTTTTGAAAGGGTGAGCGGTCCTAGATTACCTATTCGTAAGATTAGGGGACCAGCTGTCCCACAAATGCTTAAGAATAGAGAGACTGTTAAACTTGCAAACAAGGAAGCTATGAAGACTTTTAAGAAAAGAATAGATCACGGCGTTGACAGAGCTTTAGGAGGTCATTAATGATACTCGAATTATTAGACGGTGCCAAGGAGCACATAGAAGATCTTTTTAAGGACACAAAGTTTAAGAGCGAAAGAGATTCTAAACGTGTACCCATTACCGTTTACAAACATTATTTAGAACAAGAAACGTGTTTAGACGTGGAAAATCAACAATTTCCTTATATCATTTTGCGCACGAGCTCCGGCAAGTTAGCAACTGATAAAAACAACAGATCTGACATAAACCTGGATATCATTATCGGGCTTTATGACAATGCCCCTGATAACCAGGGGACCCATGACGTGATCACGGTCATTGAACGGTTGGCCCTTTCACTAATAGAAAGTGGCCACATAAATAACAAGTATACATTAACTGATGATATCTCATGGGGGATCACAGAAGAAGACACGGCGCCTTATTTCTTTGGTGCGCTACAATGCCAATGGAAGTATAGGGGCCCTAGTAAAGTTATTAGTCAATTTATTTAGGAGGCGAGAACTTGAATTACAAACACGGTATTTATCCAGGTGAAAACAGTTCACCAACAACAACACCGGCCAAAAGCAAAACGGTCCAAGTGGTAATCGGTACCGCGCCGGTACACCTTACCGCTGATCCAAAAGTAAATGTGCCAATCCTGGCGCATACCTTAGAAGAAGCTAAAAAACACCTGGGCTATAGTAAAGATTTCGACAACTTTACTTTATGCGCTGCTATGAAAGTAACCTTTGAGATTTACAAGGTGGCACCAGTTGTTTTTATTAATGTATTGGATCCAGCCAAACATAAAACGTCAACGACCAAAAAAGAGTTAGCTGTAACAGCTCTGAAAGCAGTTTCAGAAGTTGGCGGTATCATCACAAGCACAGTGAAGGTTAAGAACTCAGACGGTTCAAAGACCTATGTAAAAGATACAGACTACACGTTGGCATACAATGAGGATGGCTTATTAGAAGTAACAATTATTGCAGATGGCCAAGCTAAGGACGAAACATCAATTTTCCTTGACTATTCATTTGTAGATATCACAAAGGTTAGTGATTCAGACGTTATTGGTGCTTATGAAGCAGCTACAAACTCATATACAGGTATTGAGGTAATCAATCAGATCTACCCAATGTTTTCAGTGGTACCTAGCATTATTTCAGCGCCGGGCTTTTCACATAAAAATAATATTGCGCGAGCTCTTGAAGCAAAGGCAGCCAATATTAATGAATGCTTTGAGGCTTTTTGTTTCTTAGACGTGGATCCAAGCCTAAGAGATCATACACAAGTAGAAGCCTGGAAGCTTGCCAATGGTTATAAGAGTGAATTTGCTTACTTGTCTTACTTGAAATACAAAAAAGACGGTGTAATTTATTGGGCCAGCACACATAATGCCGCGATCATGCAAAAGGCAGACGCAGAAAACAGCGATGTACCATCTCTTTCAATCTCAAACAGAGGCCTACAGATCGACGCAACGGTGTTTGATGATGGTACCGAGATATATCTTGAGCAGTCCCAAGCCAACATTTTAAATGGTGCTGGTATTGGAACGGCCATCAATCAAGCTGGCTTTAAGACCTGGGGGAACAATACAACGGCCTACCCTGAAAAAACAGAAGTTAAAAAGCGCTTTGTTATGTCTAGGAGGATGTTTTCATACATTGGCAATACCTTCATAACAAACTTTACTGAGTTCGTTGACCGAGCGATTGACTATCGTTTGATCGAACATGTTGTAGTAAAAGAAAACATGCGCCTTAACTCATTAAAAGCTCAAGGCTTTATTGCTGAGGGTTCCATTGAGTTTAGGGAGGACGATAATCCATTAGAAACCATACTAGATGGAAAGATCCAGTTCATTACAAAGTTAAGTACCAATGTGCCAGGTAAGGAATGGATCAATATTTTAGAATTCAATCCAAATGGTATATTGGCCAATTTAGGAGGTGAGTAATCTTGAATAAAGCTAAATCAATGAGACTTCCGGAAGTTGTCGCAGACCTAAATGTCTACAGTGAGGGGAATACCTTTTTAGGTATGAGTGGTGAATTACAACTTCCAACTTTAGATCCTCAAACGGAAACCATTTCGGGGTTGGGGATTGCTGGCGAAATAGAGACATGCGTACCTGGTCAATTCGGATCAATAGCAATGGATTTCCCTTTCAGGACCTTATCAGACGCCAATTTCAGGTTAATGGTACCTGGTAGCAAGACCCTTATCATCCGTGGCGCCGTTAAGTATCACAACTTAGAAACAGGCATGGACGAGTACGGCGGCCTCAAGGTCATGGTCAAGGGATCACCTAAGGGAACGGATATCGGAAAGTTATCACCAGGGAAACCAACAGAGAGTAAGAATACACTTGAGCTGACTTATATTAAGATAGAGCTTGACGGTGTTGAAATGTTAGAGCTTGACAAGCTCAACAGTATTTATAGGGTTTATGGCGAAGACGCAAGAAGCGGCATAAACAAATTTATCTAAGGAGATCACACATGAAGAAAGAAAAAGACAATATAGACATTAACAAAGCGGCAAATGCAGCTGCTGAGAATGTCGGCTTTAATCTTAACAAGCCAATCGACATTAAAAAGGCCGTGGAGGTCGAGAGCGCAAAAGAAGTTGTGGAGATTGCAACACCACAAGCAGAAGACCAGGAGAAGGACCTTCTAATCGTTGAGTTAGCAAATCTTTATGTGTTCGACGGTGTAGAATATGAAACCCTTGACTTAACGGGCATTAAAAACCTCACAACAACGGACGCGCAAAGCCTTGAAAAAAGATTCTACGGCGGTGGTAACATTGCACCGATCAATGAAATGTCAACAGCCTATACCATGTTTGTTGCCTCAATTGCTACTAAAATGCCGATTGAGTTTTTTAATGCTTTAAAGATCCAAGACACAGTAAAAGTTAAAAATGCGGTTTCAACTTTTTTGTTGAGTTAGGTTTTTGTAAAGGCTTTTCAAGGAAGCTCTATAAGCTTTGTGTTTCTGCTGCGCTTGCAACATTTACAAGCATAGAGTATTTCGTGAACTTGTCTATCGAAGACCTAGCCGACGTGCTAGAGATCATTAAGGAGGTACAGGACGAATCGGCCGGAACAACTACGAAATAGCGTTTAGACTTGGCGGACGATTAAGCTCCTCATTTAACCGAAGCTTCTCACAAGCAACTACTACAATAAGAGGGTTAACAAGCACAGTGGCCGGCCTCACGTCGGCCTATGTTGGCTTTCAAACGGTTCAAAAAACAGCCTCAACCATGTACGAATCATCCACAGCGCTGGAAAGTTATCGAGGCACCTTAAATGTTGTATTAAAGGATCAGGAAAAGGCGGCTAAAATGATGAAGTGGGCGACTGAGTTCGCCAACTCTACGCCGTTTGAAACTGAATCCATTGTGGAAGCGACTGTAAAGCTAGAAAGTTACGGCCTAAAGGCTATGGACGTCCTACCCCGAGTAGGGGACATGGCCGGTGTTATGGGTAAAGATCTGATCCAAGCCGTTGAGGCAATCGCTGACGCTCAGAATGGAGAGCTTGAGCGATTGAAGGAATTCGGGATCACGAAAAAGAAGATCATTGAGCATGGCAACAAGGCTCTAGGTATGGCGGATCTTGTTAACAAGAAAGGCCAAATCACGAACCAGGAGAATTTCAACAAGGCCCTTTTCTCACTAATGGAAACCAATTTCAAAGGTGGTATGGCACAACAAGCCTCAATGCAAAAGGGTTTAATGTCAACTGTAACAGGTGTTTGGAAATCAGGACTAGCGACAATCTCAGGCGTTAAGGCAACGGGCGAGATCATGGACGGTAGTCTTTTTCACATGCTAAAGGTTAACACGGAGTCGCTGGTTAAGATCCTGAATCAAGCCAACTCTAATGGTACCTTTGAAATGATTGGCCAAAAGTCAGCGGCCTTCTTCCGCTTCATTGGATCCGGCATTAACTTTGCCACGGCTGGCATGAAAAAGGTCTTCCCATACATCAAGAAGGGCGGCAAGATACTAGTATCACTTATCAAAGAGACCGGCAAGAACATAAAGAAGCTCAAACCGGTTATTATGGCCATTGGCGATAAAGTTAAGTGGTTTAAGTCCGTCTTTTCTAATGGCTTTAACAAATCGCGGTTAATCATTGAGGAGAATCTTCCAAAGTTAAACGCATTTAAAGACAGCCTTATAGACATTGCCATGAAAGGCATTGGGCTAGTAGGCCGCGCCTTTGAATGGGCGCAACCACCTATCGGGTGGTTAATCGAAAATGGCTTACCACTAGCCATAGAAGCATTTACAAGTATAACGGGTATTGCTAGCGATCTTTACAATCACTTTAGTGATAAATGGTCCCTAGTTGCGCCGGTGTTTGAAACAATCGGCACCGCTTTACAAAACGGTTTACTCTTTGCCTTTGAACTTGTAAAGCCAATAATTGAGTGGTTAATTACTGATGGCTTCCCGATCATGAATGAAATACTATTTGAAGTGATCGACACAGCAGCGGAGCTCTACACATTCTTTGCTGAGAACTGGACAACGATCGAACCTATTATTGTCGGTATTACCGGCGCACTGTTACTATACAAGGCTTACATGATCGCCAGTAGTATTGTTACAGCTATCCAGGTCGGACTTATTACAGCCTTAACGGTCGCCATGAGTGCGCTTAGTACTGTTATCGCAATACTAACATCACCGATCACTCTTGTTGTTGCAGCAATTGCGGCAGTCATTGCCATTGGTTGGCTAGTATATAAAAACTGGGACGAGATAATGGCCTGGTTTAAACAAAAGTTTGCAGACTTCATTACCTGGATTAGTCCGGTTACCGATTTCATTTCGAGCGCTTTCACCACAGCGTGGGAAACCGTGAAAAGTGTGTGGACTGGCGCTGGCGAGTGGTTTTCTGGTCTATGGTCCGGTATTGGTGAATCCTTCTCAGGTTTTATCAATCTATTTTTATCCGGTGTTAACTGGTTGATTGATGGCCTAAACAAGATTCAAATTGACATTCCGGATTGGGTGCCAAACGTTGGCGGCCAAACATTCGGCCTACAGATCCCTAATATTCCATACCTGGCAACGGGCGGCGTAACAACAGGTCCGACACTGGCCATGATTGGTGAGGGACGAGAACAGGAGGCCGTATTACCACTTTCTAAGCTTGAAGGCCTTGTAAGACTTTCTATCCTCAGAGCTTTAAAGATGGACAAGAAAAGTAAAGAGGACTCTATAGGCAGCAGACTAAACCGTCTAAGTGGTGGATCCAATGTCTTTGTCAGCAACTTCAACATTACAATTGACTATAAACCTAAATTCATCATTGAGGGCAATGCTTCTGAGGAGGATCTTGTCTCAGCTGCTAAGAAAGGCCATGACGATTTAGAAAAGCGTATGGAGTCAATTCAGATCAAGAAAAAACGATTAAAATTCTAAGTAGGTGCAAAGCTTATGACCAATTACAAAACAGTCTCAGGAGATACCTGGGACTTAATTTCTTTTAAGCTATACGGCGACTACTCGCAACTTGACGAGCTTATCAACGCGAATCCGGATCACACTGATGTATTCATTTTCCCAAGTGGGATTGATCTTATCATTCCGGATCGCGCTGAAAGGTTCGATCAATCAGTTCCGCCGTGGAAAAGGGGTGGCTAATGTTATCAAGAAGAACCACCCTCAAAGTTAAATACAACGATCACGACATTACACAAGATATTAGCAAGCTCATTGAGTCCTTTTCTTATACGGATAACGCAACCGGTGTCGCTGATAGCGTGACCTTAACCATAAATGATTCTAAAGGTGTTTGGATGAATGGTTGGTATCCTGAAAAAGGGGACTATTTGAAGGCGACCATTGAGACGCTTAACTGGGAAAGAGAAGGGGATAACAAGAGCTTATTTTGTGGTGCTTTCTTAATCGACAACCCTAGTTATTCAGGTCCGCCAAAGAAAGTGACTTTAGACGGTCAATCGTCACCAATCAATGGCCAGTTTAAAGACGTCGAAAGGTCAAAAACTTGGCGTGCTTCCAGCTTTAAAAATATTGCGACAACCATTGCCAACAGATCCGGCCTGAAACTCATTTTTGACAGTCAAAAGAATCCAGTACTTACTAAGGCCGTGCAAAACAAACAACCGGACTCAACCTTTCTCAATGATCTCTGCATTAAGTATGGTTATGGTCTCAAGATCAATAACAAATACCTTATTGTTTACAATATTGAGGAATACGAGCAAAAAGAAGCGGTTGCCGTTTATAACTTGGATCAATCGACTATTGTCAATTATTCATTTTCAACGGTACCACTACAAACAAACTACTCTCATGTAAAAATGAGGTACAAGAACAATGGGGCTAACTTGTGGTTTTCCTATGGCACAGACCAGCAAGCAAACGACGACATGAAGATCTTTAAAATCCTAGAGATCGCTGAGAGCTATTCAGAAGCCGAAACCCGATGCCTGGCAAAGTTAAAAGAGTTACGCAAGAGTGACACAAAGCTTGCTTTAACGGTTGTTGGCAACACAAAGTTACTGGGCGGCTCTTGTATCGTCTTAAAAGACTTTGGCCGTTTTAGTGGCAAGTACTTCATTGAAGACGTAACCCATTCTATCGCACCAGGTTATCAAACAACTATCAACGCAAGGAGGATATAAGATGGACTATATCAGAGTCGGCCGGGTTGTTTCTCACAATATGGCCAATGGATCCATTGCCGTTCAATTTGACGATGATGATTCAGTTATTGACGAGATCTTTCTTTTAAAAGCTTCTTACAATCCACCGGACATAGATAGCTTTGTTGTTTGTGTGTTTCCGGATGATGATAGCGGTATATGCCTAAGCTCTGTTTATTATCACCACGATAAACCGCAAGGCTTGGATCAATATTCGTTTTATATGCCACTCGGCAATAACAGTTATTTAGCCGTCGAAAAGACCAGTGGAAAGCTGGTTATTGTGGCCAATGATATAACGATAAGTGGCAATGTTGTATTAACAGGCAACATTGATATAACGGGCACTTTAAAAGTAGGAGGGCGGACCATATGAACATAGGAAGTTTTGGTGGGATCATATTTCAAGTATCTGATGAAACCCTTTTAACCTTATCTAATTTCTTACGCTCAGGTGGTGCGCGCTTTGCTGTTAGTGAACGGTTAGGACAAAAGCCTAGCGCTGAGTATATCAGCCCTAACCAGGGATCTATTACCTTTGATATCATCCTCAAGTCGTCACTTGGCGTCAATCCTGGTGAAATGATCGATACAATAATCGCTTACTCAGAAGCTGGTGAAACATTTCCTTTAATTGTAGGAACTAAAGGGCATGGCTCAGATAAATGGTATATTGAAACTTACTCTATTGGTATTCAGAGCCTTGACGCCAATGGGGATATTGCTTCGGCAACGGCAGCCCTAACCCTAAAGGAGTATGGTGAGGCACTATGAAAACGGATCTTATAACAAACAACCTGACTCAAAGGATTAAAAATCGACTGAATACTCTATATTCCACACCAGCTGGCACAGTACCAGGAGACCGGGCCTTTGGGATCAATCAAGATTTATTAGACAAACCGCTTCAAGTAGCCAAAGCGCTTTTGACAGCTGAATATATAAGCAAAACTAAAAAATATTTTCCTGATCTAACGATTGATTCTGTTACTATAACGACTAGTGGATCAGGCACATTTATTGTTAAGGTGGTGATTAAATGACAACACCCAATTTACCGGATATCTCTTTTTTTGATGAAACATTTGAGGAGGTCCTAGAAAGAAACATAAAGCTATTTGAGGAATGTTACTTCCAGGAACATGAAGAAAGGTATATCTTACACCCAGGGGATCCGATCAGGATCCAAATTTACGCGAGCTCTTACAGAGAGTATCAACTATGTAAATACAATAATGAGCTGGCCAAGCAAAACTCTTTACTCTATGCCAGCATGAACGTATTAAAACACCTGGGTTACTTTTATAACACAGATCCTATTCTTGAAAAGGCTGCTGTATGTACGATGGAGGTTAATCTTTCAAAGACATTTGAGGCGGTTTATACCATACCAAAAGGCACAAGCTTTACACCTGGTAATGGTCTCGTGTTTGAACTTGAAAAAGACCTGGCGATCACACCGGGCAGTTTGAAAGGTGAAGGAAAAGTCATTTGCAAAACACCTGGTACCATCGGTAATGATTACACACCTGGACAAATTAACGTCCTCATGAAACCGATCGCTTACGTGACTGAGGTTAAGAATATTCAAACATCATTCGGCGGTGCTGAAGCCGAAACAGCTGAAAGTTATCGCGAACGGATCCGTCTAGCGCCTTCGAGCTATTCAACGGCCGGGGATGAAGATTCTTACAAGTTACTGGCTAAGTCCTACGGATCCACAGTAAGTGACGTGTCAATAAACTCGCCTACACCTGGACAGGTAGACATTATCTTTTCCACTGAAAATGGTATTCCAAGTACGGACGAGATCGCAAGTTTTCAAGATTACTTAAACAACACCCAGGGGCGGCCGCTTACTGATAAGCTTGTCGCTGGTGGTCCAGTCGCTAAAGATTTCACTATTGATCTTACTTACTATATTTCATCAAGTGATAAGCTCAGGGAAACCGAGATCAAGACCATGTGTGAAGGCGCTGCGGATGACTACAAGGTATGGCAATCAAACGCCATCGGGCGACATATCAACCCGTCTGAGCTTCACAGATTATTAACAAAGGCCGGCGCTTCAATGGTCCTCATTGCTGAACCAACAGCAACGGACCTATTAAAGACTGAGTTAGCAAATTGTACTCAAGTCAACTTGAATTATGGAGGGTTACGCAATGATCAGATTGATTAATTCTAAACTCATTGATATTATCCCACCCAATTTAAAAGAGGATCCTATTATTAGAACGCTCTGCCATGTTGAAGATATGGCCATTCAAAAGATAGTCAGAGAGTCGAGCAAGCTCCTTCTACTGGCCAACATCGACCAGCAAGAGCATGCGGTCCTGGATAATCTAAGTTGGCAAATGAATGTTGATTTCTACGAACCAGGTTTACCCCTTGAGGTTAAAAGGAATCTTATAAAAAACTCTTTAAGGTTTAAGATGGACAAAGGCACACCCAAGGCCGTCGAGGAAATACTCTCAGTTGTCTTCGATGAAAGCCAAGTTGTTGAATGGTTTAACTACGACGGTGATCCATTTACCTTTAAGATCCTTACAACGGATCGTATCAGTAACATGGATAAGTTTACAGAAATCAGAAAGGTCATAGATACAGTAAAAAACAAGAGGTCCCACTTGACTGAGTTTGTTATCGAAAGAGATAACCAGGTCGACGAGGCCATATGTTGCGCCTTGCAGCGTAAGAAAGTAACTACTATAGAAATTGTTGAGGGGACTTAAGATGGCATACAATAAAGCGGTACTAACCGAAAAAGGTGGCGCTCACATACTGGCAGCACAAGGCGGAAAACAGTTAATTTTCACTAGAATAGCCTTAGGTGATGGACCGCCTCAAGCTGACCTAAAAAAAGCGGTAAGCCTTTCTAATCAAACACATAGTATAAACATTGACGACATTGAGATCCAAAACAATCAAGTCAAAGTCAAATCCACAATCAGTAACAAAGACTTGGTTAGTGGGTTTTTTATTAAGGAGATAGGACTTTATTCCCGGATTGATGGGGAGGAGGTTCTTTACTGTATATGTAATTCGACTGAACAAGCGGACTACATACCAGGCCGGGCGCATGAGGCCGTGGAGGAAACTTTTGTTTTTTCGACTCAGTTAGTTGAAGGGGTTACTCCTATAGTCGAGTTAACTTCTGAAACTTATGCCTCAAAAGAAGACGTAGAAAAGGCTTTAATATTAATGAATCAAAAGTATAACGCCTTACAAATGAGTATGGCAGTTACACAAGTCCAGGTGGAGCAAAGCACGCCTGATAGTTTATTCCTACAGAACTCTGGCCAACGCTTCTACAACTACCTTAACGACACAGACGAAATTGACCTGGTGAACTCAGCAGACATCACCCATGACGCTGTTAACCATAAAATTAAAATAGGTACCGGTAAGGTCGTTATGAAACCGGTGGTACACAAGTTTGCTTTTAACGAGATCATCACAAGGACCTATTATAATGTCCCATTCGGTGAAGTTGAAGCAGCTGTTAACAATTCTAATGAGATAGCTTTAACACTAAGTAAACCACTAACAAATTCAACACATATCAAAATAGGCAACAAAATACTTAAGATCTCAGAGACAAGGAGGTTGTAAATGAGTGTAGAAAATTTTGGAATAAAACGTATTTACTCCGGCGATCATATGGATAACGTAACACGTTCCAGTGGGAAAATGGTTTGTATCTTAAGCAAAACACACGTTGTAAAGATAAACAACAATGGTGGGAAAATCATCATAACAAATGTCAAAGAAGAAACACATCAGGAATTTACATGGCCTCATGGTTCTTATCAAGCTTATTGCATATGTCGCATTGATGATGAAAGATTTGCAATTGCTGGCCAAAATGGTCGTTTTTCAATCCATAGCAGTAATGGTAGTTGCCTTGTTAGTTCGGACAACTACTTAAATGGTCAAAATATTTTTAGTTGTTCACATCACGAAGGCATCATATACCTTGCCGGTGGATCCGGATATTATGAAGCCCGCTACCTAAATAACATGGGTTCAAGGAAGTTTGGACCTTTTCAGTGGAATGGTGGTGTTTCTAATATATATACGATCGGTGTTGGTGAAGACAGCCTTATCTACATAGGCGGTGGCGGTAACAGGGTTACAGCTTATCAAATTAACGGAAGTACGATGGAAGGCACAGTAAACGGGTTGAACGCAGGCGATATAAATGAAGTCGTTCGCATGAGTAGTCTCACATACATTTGGGCCACTGGTTCCGGTAATGACAATATAGGCCGTATTTATCCTGGTAATTTTACTAATCACGGCCCAATGGATATGCAAACTGATTCTATGTTTAAAGCTGGTCTTGCAGTTGGTCCCGATGGATATGTTTATACAGCCCACGCAAATGGCATGATTTCACGTATTAATCCAGTAACTAACAAAGTCGAAAAAGAAAGTGCCAGTATAGGTGCTCTCCATTCTATGGATATATATGACGGCCTCTTTGCTCTTTTTACCGTTGATGGACTTTTACAAGTCTTCACATGGAACCAAGCACCTGAAACACCAACCGCAAAAATTGAGAATGTAGAAATTTCAAAGACACCTGAAACACCAACAGAAGCAAATCCACGGGAACTCTTTGTCTCTATTCAATCAGCAGATCCCGACAATGACGATATACAGACAAAAGTGACCATCACTAAACCAACTGGGGAGATTGTACACACGACTGATTATGCAACGGGTAACATCGCAGACGGTGGTGTTGACAATGTTACCTGGAACGTCTCGGGATCATCATTAAAAACAGCAGATCATATTTTAATTGACAAAGACACCGGTAGAATTGCAAAACTAAATCTTAGGAAAATGATACCTACCGGCACTGTTGTCAGTCTATTTATTGAACTGATAGAAATAAACGGAAGTTCCAATCTAAACGCCGCAGTTTATAACAATGATAGTACCAACGGTGGCGCGCTCACAAGTTCCCTAAACACACCAGGTATTTATAAATTTGATAAGACCACTGTGTCACCAGCAGATGAATTATGGATATTCTTCCAATCAAATGCCGAAGAAGGAGCAACCGCCAAATTCAGAGTGTTAGCCCTGATTGAGAACGCTCCACAAGACGCTATTATCACTCGTCCATACAAGGCGTTTGAAAACATTAGCAAGGTACCTATAGACCTATTGGAGGCGCCGAAAGACTACCACTTAAAATGTTATGCCAAGGACACCAAGGGTGACGAGACTGTAAGTGCCACCTATTACTTTAAAACACTCCTTAGGTACCTGATTATCTTAGAAGAACCGGTGACCGTTTCAAAAGGTGATATCTTACCATACACTGAAATGGTTATAAAGCATGATGGAGTACCGCTCAATATTGTGACCTTAGAGCCTACCCATGTAGAACATACAATAGCCGGCCTTGACACCAACACGGTCAATATAACTATTGAAGATAATTCTATTGACATGGATAGATATTTACATGTTGTCAATAAACTAGAGATTTAGGAGGTAGACAATGCCAATAGATACAGACGAAAAAAAATGGACGGCAGATTTAGAAAAGCTTGAAGAAACAAGCAAGGTTGATAATCTTGAAAACATCGTCAACCTTCTTCTTATTAAGGCGCTTGAACCAAAGGAGGAATCAAATGTATAGGCAAATTAAATTTCTGTATATCCTTGGGGCCATTAAGGAAGCTGGTCTCGATAATGCAGTAAAGGAAAACTGGATCTCCGAAGCACAGAAAAAAGAAATCATGGACAGCAAACCATCAACCTAGAAACCCTCACACGGTTCTTTTTTATTGGAGGTAGTTAATGCCGGCACAAACAGAAATACTTAATTTACTAGCGACACAAGGTGTATTTGCACTACTATTCGGAGCTCTGCTTTTCTACGTTCTAAATGAGAGCAAGAAAAGGGAGGGGGAAAGTAAAGAAAGGGAAGCTAATCTCTTGAAAGAAAATAGCGCGCGTGAAGCAAAGTACCAGGAGATCATCACAGCTCTAACAGAAAAATTCAATCTTGTAGAAAGGGTTCAGGAAGATGTTAAGGAAATTAAAACAAAGATTTTTAACTAAGGAGGTTATCAATATGTTTAAGAAAGTATCAGCATTAATCGAAGTAAGGAAACTGATCGCTTTATCTATTACAGCCATGTTTATCGTATTATCTCTCAGGGGCCAAATTGATAACAAGCTGATCGAGTATGTCATTGTTGCAGTAATAACTTATTACTTTGCAAAATCTACAGCCCTGGATCAACCAGGTGGCAACTTAAAAACTGAGGCGGTGAATTTGAATGAATAGACCTGAATGTATTATCCTACACCACACATTAACAAAAGACGGAGAAGTCAAAGACTGGCTAGCAATAAAACGGTATCATGTTTCCTTGGGATGGGGTAACATTGGTTATCATTATGGTATTGAAAATATTAATGGCGATTATGAGATCATGAAGGGCCGGGCTGAAAAATCCGAAGGCGCTCACACTAAACAAAAAGGCATGAACAGAAAATCAATAGCTATTTGCCTCGTTGGTAATTTTGATCTAGCGCCACCACCACAAGAACAGTTAGAAAAATTAAACGAGCTCATCAATGATATTCATGATAGATATGGACCTTTACCAATTTATGCACATAATGATTTTGCAAGTTATAAAAGTTGTCCAGGTAAATTGTTCCCGATGGATCAATACAGAAATTACAAACCGGTCTACAACCAATCACATTGGGGCCATGCTGAACATGATTATTTAATCAATCTCGGCATGGATCTTGACGACGATATGCGACACGATGAACCTATCACACGAGCAGAAGTAAAAGCAATGTTC